GCTCCGCAGTCGATGGTTTCGAGCATGAGTCGGTAGGTGTTGGCGGCGTTGTCCCAAAGCCATTGCACATGGGTGTCCTGCGCGTGGTAGATGCGAGCTTCCTTGCCGGGTTGCGGGAAATCGGCGGAAGTAGGGTAGATGACAAGCTGCTTGATGCTGTCTTCTGGCAGGACGATCTGGAACTGGCTCAAGTCCAGTTGCTGGGTGATGTTGGTCTCGGTGATCGTCGTCATGCGTAGGTGGCGGTCTCCCGGTTAGTCCACGCGACATTGGTCGCCTTGGCGGTGGCAGTGACGGCTCCGGCGACAGAGAGCGCGGAGCGGGTGATCGACCATTTGGCCACGGCTGCGGGTGAGCCGGTGGCTGGGATGTCGGAGTTGAGGAGCAGTCCGTAGTAGCTGAAGGTTCCTGCGGTGTTCAGCGCAAAAGCGTGGATGGAGTTGTCCGGGTCGCGCTGGGTGGTGGCTGAGTAAAGTCCGAGGGCGACGACGACGATTTTTGCGCCGTTTGGAATCGCAGTGGTAAAAGTGATTGTGCCGCTGCCTTGGTTGACGAGGTAGTCGGCGGTGGGTTCCTGTGTCACCCCGTTGATGGCCACGATGACATGGTTCGGATCGCTGGAGCGGAGTCCATTGACTGGGAAGGTGCGGAGTGTGCCGTTGCCGGTGAGCGTGGTTTTGGCCGAGTCGAGAAGACCGGCTTGAGGCAGGCCGAAGTTGAGGACGGCAGTGTTGCCTGCGCCGGTGTTCGTGACGAATGGCGGGGTCGTGCCGCTCACCGCTGAAACATTTCCGACTTGGACGAGGAGCGAAGGGTAGCTGACGCCGCCACCGGGTCCACTCGCCTTGGCTTGCGAGGCATCGATGCCATCGCCGCCGTTGCGGGAGGAGACGAGTTTCGAGGACATCCACGCTGGCTTGATCCGACCCTTGCGCTCGGTGGAGTCCCGGCGCATGGCGGGGTTTTTGCCAAGGATGTCGGTCTCTTTGGCGAGGAGCGCGGCCTTGGCGGCATCGCCGGTGAGTGGAACGGCGAGCTTGGCCGCGAGGCTGGCCGCGAGGAGGTCGATGAAAAGGGAGTCGAAGAGGGTGACCTCGGTGACTTTGCGGACATACTCCAGTGTGATGGCCGTGCCGAGCCAGACATCCCAGTCGGTGGTCCAGCCAGATGTCACGCCTGGTTGCTTGGTGGACCCAGTGACCATGCAGCGGTAGACTGCCGTGGCGCTGGTGACAACATTATCGACTTCGTAGGTGCGGCCTGCGACCCAGTCGGGAGCGCCAGAGTCGGAGTTGGAGAGGACAAAGTTGCCGGAAACCTCCCAAGCTGCATCGCCGGTCGAGTAGTCTTGGTCGTTGACCCGGAAGACGCGCAGGCAGTCGGACGGGATCGCGTAGCGGTAGGCCCACTTGTATTCCGGGCGGGGCAAACTCTCGGCCACCGTGGTGGACTTCATCGCCCATGTCCACGATCCGGCGAGGAGGAGGGAGTCGCGAACCTGTGGGTAGAGCGACTTGGCAAGGAGCATCGCCTGCGAGGAGGGTCCGAACTGCTCGGCAGTGCCTACGCGCAGGATCGCTTGGCGGCAAAGTTCGTCCTCGGTGAGCGTGGACGATGGGCGCGAGGAGGCGCGGGCCTCGACCGCATTTTTCAATGCGGGCTTGCCTGCGAGGAACTGGAGTTCCTTGAATAACTCCTCGCTTTTCATGCGTTATTGGCGAACGACCTGCGCGGGTTGGGATTCCATGAGTTGCGAGAGTTTCATGGCGAGGGTGACCGTGAGCATGTTTACGAAGACCGCCGGGAACTTGCTGGCATCGGTGACGATGGCGGTCGTCTCGATTTGGACCGTTGGCGTGACATCCGTGTGGAGGTAACCGCCGACGATCTCCCATTTGCCGAAGTTTTCATCCTCGTCCACGCCATTGACCCGAAGCACCTTGATGGTCGTGGTCGGCAACTGGTAGCGTTTGGCGTAACCGAAGGACGGAGCCACGGCATCGGCGGAAAGGGTTGTCTGGACCCGGGCGAACTGCCAGTCGAAGTCAGCAAGGAGTTCGTTGCGCGTCTGGTCGAAGAGGGATGTCGCGATGGACATCGGCTCTCCGTAGGGTTTGAAGACATCGGCGCTTCCCACCCGGAGGATGGCTTGGCGGCAGATTTCCGAGACCGTGTTGGCCGAGGTGGTCGTGCGGGGTTTCGCAGACTTCTCGATCTGGTTCTTGACTGAAGGGCGCTGCATGGTCTCTGCGGCCACTTGTGCCATCGCGGTCACAATGTTCCCATCGGTCGTGAGCGGAAGGGCGATCTTGGCTGCGAGGCGGCAGATGAGCGCCTCGATGAATGGAGCCGGGAACAATGCCACATCGGTGACGAGTGAAGTGTAGTCCACAATGATGGGCGCTCCGATGTCGGTGTGCAGGAATCCGCCAACAATTTCCCATTGGCCGAAGTTCTCGGTGGTGTCGATGTTGTTGACCCGAATGATTTGGATGAAATCTGTGGGCAGCGTGTAGCGTTTTGTGTGGCCCGAAGTCGGATTGGTCGCGTTGACAACAAGCGTGACCTGTTTTTTGGCAAACGCCCACGGGACATCGGAAAGCAGTTCCTCCAGCGTGTGGTCGTAGAAGCTATTGGCAAAGACCATCGGCTGGCTTTTGAGTGATTCCAAGGAGCCGAGGCGCATGATCGCCTGTTTGCAAATCTGGGTGCGGGTCGTGATGTTGTTGCTTGTGCTGGCATCGGCGACCGAGGCGATCTCGCGCTGGAGAGCGGGGCGCTGGATAATGAACTCAAATTCCTTTGCTGCGGCTATGGCTTGGTCACCGGCTCCGAGCGCCATCGCGAGCTTGTAGGCAAGGCGAGCGACAACGAGTTCGATAAAAATCGCGGGATAGGAAGTATCACTAACCGGAGCGGCGATGTAATCGATGGAGATCGGCGTTACCAGATTGGTATGGACAAAGCTGCCAACGACCTCCCATGTGCCGAAGTTCTCTGAGGTGTCGATTCCGTTAATTCGCAGAACCTTGATGGTCCCTGTTGGGACGGGGTAGCGGAAATCGTATCCGGTAACCGGAGCCGTGATATCCTTTGCGACATTGCCTGCCTGCTGGCGGGCAAAGCGCCAATCGTATTCCGAGAGGATTTCGTTGATGGTCTGGTTGTAGAACTTGGCCGCAAAAACAAACGGTTGCCCGTTTTGCTTAAATGCATCGGCGCTGCCAACACGCATGACCGCTTGCCGGATGATCTCGCTGGCGTTTGCGGTGAGTGTGCCGGAGTAGTTGGCGACTGCCTCGACTGCCTCAAGGAGGGCTGGCTTGGACATGAGGAATTGGAGTTCCTTGAAGAGTTCTTCGGATTTCATTTGGATTGTTGGGATGTTGGGAATTCCACGATGGAGGCGAGTTTGAGAGCGAGAGTGGCGGTGAGGATTTCGACAAAGATGGGCGGGAACTTGGTCACATCGGTGACCGTGGCGGTGTGATCGAGAATGATCGGGGTTGCGAAGTTGGTGTGGATGAAGCTGCCGACAACCTCCCACTGCGCGTTGTTTTCCGAGTCATCGATATTGTTGACGCGGATGATCTGTTTGCAGGCTGTAGGGATCGCGTAGCGGAACGAGTAGCCGGTCGTTGGGTTGGCTGCGTCTTTGGCGATGGAGACTTGGGCGCGGGCGAACGACCACTGGAAGTCGGCCAGCAGGCTATCGCGAACCGACTCGTAGAGAGACTGGGCGATGACCATGGGTTCGCCATGCGGCTTGAACAGATCGGCAGAACCGACTCGCAAAATAGCCCTGCGGCAAATCTCGGCAACGCTGACAGGCACGGCAGATGTGCGAGCCGGGGCGTAGGCTTCGGTCGCTTGGAAGAATGCAGGCTTCTGGATGGTGGCCGAGTAGAGTTGGACGCACTGCGTGAACAAATCCTTGGAGCCGGTAAGAGGCATCGCGAGGACGGCTGCGAGCTTCATGGAGAGCGCCTCGATGAAGATGGCCGGGAACAGGGTGGTGGTCGTGACGAGCGCGATGTAGTCGAGCGAGGGAGTGCCTGTTAGGTTTGTGTGCAGGTTAGCTCCGAGGATTTCCCAAGTGCCGAAATTCTCGCTCGCATCGATGTCATCGAGCCGTATCGCCCGGATGAAATCGGCAGGCAAGGCATACTTGGTTGAGTAGCCGGTAAGCGGGGCCGTGCCGCTGGTGAGGTTCACTTGCTTGCGGCAGAATTGCCAATCGAACTCCGCTTGGAGTTCCTCGACCGTCTGCGAGTAGAACAGAGTGCAATACTGCGCCTGCGCGGTCGCGTCCGTGAGCGCGGTGATGCGTGAATCACCGAGTCGGGCGAGAGCGAGGTTGCAGATTTGGATGTCTGTCATTCAGATCACAGATTGAAAAATTGGGTGGCAGACATTTCCCGGTCTGCCAGCGGGGTGCGGTAACTTAGAGGACTTCGTCGCAGGCGATCTCGACGACTTTCTTCTCTTCCATACGCACGGCAGCAAGGCTGGCAACGGAGCGGATTTGAAGGGAGTGCGAGAGGTCGGTGCGGATGTCCATGTGGGTCTTGAGGCCACGCTCGGCGAGGACGATGCCGCTCTTCACATAGGCGAAGCAGGAGCGGATATCGGTAGCCAGCGGCAACTGCTGGGAGCGGCGGAATTTGAAACCCATGAAGGTGTTCAAAGTGCCGTCCACAAGAGCGCGAACCGAGTTGTAGTCTGCCGAGGTTGCCTCGACCGTGCGGAGCAGGTCTTGGAGTTGCTTGGCGGACACAACCATGATGCGCTCCTCTTCCTCGTCAACCTCGTTGGAGTCGAAGAGGAACTTCGCTGCGCGGAGCTTGGCGATGGTGAGGCCGGAGTTGGCGACTGCGCCGGACTCGACATAGTTGGCTGCGATCTTCTGGCCTGCGGGCAGGACGGTGGCCGTTGTGCCAGTCGTGCCGGTGTAGGCTGTGCCGCCGAGTGCGCCGATAATGATCGAGTCGCAAGTGCGAGCGTAGGCGGCGGCATGGGACTGAATGATCGGGCTAGTGGGAAGAACGACTTCGCCGAGAAGCTGCTCATCGAATTCATCAACGAGTTTGGCGCAGTCGTATTGAAGTGGGCGAATCCAACGCTTGGCCATCGCTTGGTTGCTGATCCGGGTGTCGCCCGAGCGATCCGTGATCTGGGTCATCGATGTTGCGTCGAGTTGATTGTAGGATTTCTCCTTCCCTTCGATGGAATCGAGGGTGACATATTCTTTCAGCTTGCTGTTCTTTTGCTGAACGAGGTGTTTCCAGTTTGAATCGAACTGGGTGGTATAGTGATTGGGGATGTTCGTCAGAACTCCGTTTAGATCGGCCATTTGGTCTCCTTTGGTTTTTGGTGAGTTGGTATCAGTCGAACTGATGGTTTGTTGCTCCCTTCGCTTTTCCGAGTGTCCCAATTGGGGTCAGCGGCGGCGGGTATTAGGGAGCAGGCTCACAAAGGAGGTGTCTGCTCTGACGAAGGAGTGTGTAGCACACTCCGTGGTATCAGTCAAAAATTAGCGGGGCCGGGAGTCGAACCCGGAAATCCAGATTATGAAACTGGTGTGATACCATTTCACTACCCCGCAGTTTTCAACCCTGCTTGAGCAGGGAGGTGACGAGCGCGGCGGCTTCGCGGTCGCCTTCCATGTATCGTTTGTGCCAAGTGTTCTCGGCATTCGACATGATGTCTTTGGCGCGGGCTGCGCCGGTCATAAACTCGGTGCCGCCCATCGAGCGACCGACCTTGTCCTCACTCATCATTTGCGCCATGCGAACGAATCCACGCACGACTTCGGGATCGGAAAATCCATGCGAGTTTGCATCCACGCCAGCGATCTTCGCGGCCTGCTTTGCAAGTCCAATGTTCTTTCCGAAATCATTTCCCCACTCCTTTTGGAGCGTCTGCACGGCCTCGGTGCGTTGCTTCTCGTGGGTGGCTTGGATCGCCTCCAATTTGAACATTTCGGTCTTCGCGTGTTGCGCGACGAGTTCCTTCATGGCCGAGGGCGGGATGCCGTGCTTGTGAGCGATCTCGGCATAAGGCTTCGCCATGTCGTCGCTCCATGTCATTCCCTCGGGGAGTGCCTCGGGAGCGAACTTGTATTCCTCCAGTGAATCCGGAACGCCCATCGCACGGCGGAAAGCGGCGTGTTCCTCGGGCGAGGATTTCTCGTTGGGAACTCCGAGTTTTTTCCCGATCAGCGCATTCGCGTTCGCGAGCGCCTTTGCCATGTCGGGAACGCTTTTGTATTTCGCGAGCGTGTCCTTGTAGGCGGCGGAATCCTCGGGGAGGTTGTTCGTCCATCCTTCCCCGAATGTGCCGTCCGGGTTGACCCAGCCGGTCGAGGGAGTGGAGGGTTGCGTGGTGGTGGTGGTCGTCTCCGAAGCGGCGGGCGCTGCGGCGTTGGTGCTGTCGGCTCCTGTGTCGAGCAGACTCTGCTCGGAGGAGGTATCGATGGTGTCTTCCATAATGGTATCAGTCAAAACTGCGCGTCAGTTTTGATGCGGGTGGTAACCGAGATGGGTGCGGCGTCCGGCGTAGCGGATCGCGAATTCCTGCGGGTGGTAGTCGCGCATCCACTCGACATAGGCAGGGGTCTTGTCGCCGAGCATCTGCTCCATTTCGGGTGCGGGCGGGATGTCTTTTTTGGGTTCGGTTTTCTTGCTCATTTTTTGACCTTGCGTTTGGGAGTCTCAATGTCGCCGTCCGCGATGATCGGCCTGCGGAGCATGGCTTCGATGTGGAGGACAACGCCTCGTTGACCGTCTCGCAGCGCGGCGACCACGGGGTTGAAATCATAACCAGGCAGGAAGACCTGCGAGTCGGTAGCGAACTGGTGCTTGAGGTCGGCGATGACCGCTTGGCCGTCCTTGCAAGCAAACAAGCGATGGTAGGCGTTGGTGACCTTCTGGCGCTCGCGCTCACGCCGAAGAGCGGCGGCTTTGTCTTCGGGAGCCATCACGATTGTCCCATCATGCCGGGGAGCATTCCGGCGAGTGCGGAATCCTGTTTAACGCTGCCCGCTTTTCCAAGGGCGCTCGCGGCCTGCTCCATCTGCTGCGCTTGCATGGCTTGCTGTTGAGCTTGGGCGCGGGCGGCTCGTTGCTGCGCGACCATTTCCTCGTCCATGAGCCAGCGGGCCGGGAACCCTTCATTGCGGGCCATGTCGCGGGCCATTTCATCAAGGTCATAGTTGTCAAGCATGTCTGGCCTTAACTGCAATACTGGGACTTGTTGCTCAAATGTTCGGCCAGCCGATATGTTTTCGAGACCCTTGATCGCGAGGGCGATTCGGGAGTTGTAGGCGACATCCGGCTCGGGGATGTAACCGACCATCGTGAGTTGCTGGGGTGGGGGAGGGAACTTGCCAGCGCGGGCCAAGATCGCAAAGACCCGGCGAAGGAGCGGGTTGAATAGCTCCGTGGTAAGGCGAGCAAAGGTCGGGGAAAATTGGATGAGCTTCTCACTCGCTCGCTCGGCGACTTCGCGGGCGGTCATCTGCTTTTGCAACTGCGCGAACATTTGAAACAAGTCCACATGGAAGGCTTCGTTGATCGCCTTGCGTTTCTGCTCGGCCCGCTCGACGCCGATGTCGTAGCGCCCGCCGGTTCCCCATTCCTTCGGGGTTGCGTTGGGGTTGTTTGGATCGAAGTAGGTCACGCCACCGGCGCGGAGATCGATGTCGCCATCAAACCCAGCAGGGATCAAGATGCGAGGGAACGCATGAATCTCGGCGAGCGAGTCGAGTTGTTTTTCAAGAAAGTTGAGTTGCTTGCATTCCGGTAGCGCGGTCCACGATGGCGAGTAGCCGTAGCACTCCGAGTTTTTCCACTTGAGGTAGCGGGTGACGAAGAATGGTTGCTCATCGAAGCCGCTGGACAAAAAAACATGCTTGCTCGCCTTGTCCACATACACGCTGGCATAGGGTTTGTTCTCGGCGTCTCGCTTGCCTTGTTCAATCTCGCCCGGGCCGCGAGGGGCGATCAAGTGGACGCAGGAAAACTTGCGGTTGGAGTTAGGCTTCTCCAGTTCCTTCTTCATCAAGTCGGTGAGGTTCTCGACTCCGAACTTGAGCGCAGCCTGCCGAGCGGTCATCTCATACTCGCGGGAGAGCGTATCGACATAGCCCTCGTCATCCTCGGAGATCGCGAACGATCCGAGGTCGAGCTTCGTGAAGTTGAGGGAATTGTTCTTCCCGCCTTCAACCAAGATCGCCGCCGTGCCGAACGCGCCTCGGTCGAGATAGAGTTCGTGGATTTCCGTGTAGAAATTGGACCGGCTGAGTTCGGCCTGCATGACCTCGGTGCAGCGTTTGAACCATTGCTCGATCTCGTCCTCGCTCTCCATCGCCTTCGGCGGTTCCAGCGAAAACCACCGGCTTTCGAGCGGG